CCTAATAACTACTGATGCAGTTCAAGATTTAAAAAAACAGTTTAGTGATGGAAGTTTACATATCCTAAACAGCAATTTTAGAGATGTTGCCATTGTAAAATTCAAAGACTTATTCCCAATATATTTGACCTCTTTAGATTTTGAAGCGTCTGATACAGATATCAATTACTTTACAGCAGACGTTACTTTCAAGTATACTGTATACAATATCTTAGGTGCCGACGGCAGAACACCCTTATGAATCTAGATGAAATTCAGGAGATGTGGCAGAAAGATTCTGTCATTGATCCAGATAACCTACATGATGAGTCTTTAAAAATTCCACAACTTCATGCCAAATATTATACTATCTACAATACAATTCTTCTTCTAAAAGAACGAGCACGAGAGTCATACAATCGAGTAAAACTTGAAAGGTATAACTATTACACAGGAAAGGCGGATCCGGAGGTTTATGCCGAAGAACCATTCCCATACAAGGTAAGAGACAAAGATGCCTTACAGAGGCATATGGACGCCGATGAGAAACTCAATAAGATTGATATCAAGATTCGGTATTATGATGTGATGTTGAGATTTCTTGAAGACATTATCAAGACTATTGCAAATAGAACATTTCAAATTAAGAATGCCGTCGAATGGCACAGGTTCCAAGCAGGATTTAACTAATGGATGACGAACATCTTTATGAACAAGATTTCAATCCAGATCTACCTTTCGTCTCAATGGACATGGGCATTGAAGATGTGAGACAGATTCACGAATCAATAAGTATGCATCTTCAAACTTGGGTTTCATGTCCTGATAAAAAAGAAAGACTAGAAGGTTTGAAGGACTTTCTGGAAAGGTTGATGTTGGAATATACTTTTAAGGTAGACGAATAATAAATATTTAAAAAAAAATGAAGAGTTATAAAGAGTTTCAAGAACAAATTTCTCTGTCTCAAGCATTTCAGAGAATAGGAAAAGGACCAGGCGTTGCTGATTCTGGAGAAGGAGTTTCTAGAAATTTACCTTCTCTGTCACGTATTACCCCATCGGACAGGGCCAAACCAAAGGGTAGTAATGCAGGAATTCCCATTACACCCTTGAGCAAGGCAACATATGCGGGAAGAGTGGAAGCAGGTAGGAGTGATAAAAATTTTTCTGATAATCCAGACTATGTTGGACCGGTTGCTGGTGTTGGTGGATCTGGAACAAAAGATAATATGCCAGGAACAACACCAAGCAACAATCCAAAATTAGATTCGAGTCAACCAAAAAAAGTACCACAAAAACCAAGGAATTTTAATTTCATATAGTAGACTTTAACTGAGGCAATAAATAACCATAGGTGAAACTTATGGGTTATGTCTCATTTGATTATTTCTAAGAAAAACGAGGTATATCTTCAGGTAAAGGCAGAACCACATGTCTACTACGAGTTAGCAGACCAGTTTACCTTTGAAGTACCAGGTGCAAAATTTATGCCCCAGTATCGTAGTAGACACTGGGACGGAAAAATTCGTCTGTTTAACACGCAGACTGGTGAAATATATGTTGGATTGTTAGATAAACTCATACAGTTTTGTAAGAATCACGAATACACTTATGAGTTTGTAAACAATAAATTTTATGGACTTCCCTTTGAGACTAATGAGCAGATCTCAAGAGAAGGTGTTAAAGATTATATGACTGCTATTAGCAAGTACGCTCCAAGGGATTACCAAGTAGAGGGAGTTTACGACGCATTAAAACATAATAGAAGGTTGCTGATATCTCCAACTGCTTCGGGAAAGTCATTGATGATATACTCTGTTGTGAGATATTACGTTGAGAAAGGGCAAAATACTCTGATAGTCGTTCCGACGACTTCGCTTGTAGAACAGATGTATAAAGACTTTGCAGACTATGGTTGGGATGTAGGTTCATTTTGCCACAAGATCTATGCTGGACGAGAAAGAGAGACTGACTCGCAGGTGATTATCACCACCTGGCAGTCCATCTACAAACTCCCCCGCAAATATTTTTCAAGATTTAATGTGGTTGTTGGAGATGAGGCACACCAGTTTAAGTCTAAGTCTTTAATATCTATAATGTCAAAACTTGCAGATTGTAAGTATAGATTTGGGTTCACTGGAACACTAGACGGTACTCAAACTCATAAGTGGGTGTTGGAAGGTTTGTTTGGACCTTCATACAAGATCATCAGGACGGAAGAACTGATGAAGAAGGGGCATGTTGCAACGCTGGATATCAATGTTCTTCTACTAAAGCATCCTGCACATAAATTTGAAAACTTTGAAGAGGAAGTTCAGTATATCATAAATCATGAAAGACGTAATAAATTTATACGCAATCTTGCACTCGATTTGAAAGGAAATACACTCATTTTGTTTTCAAGAGTTGAAGGCCATGGACAACCATTATTCGATTTAATAAATAACGGTAGAGTGGACACTCGTCATGTCTTTTTTGTTCACGGTGGTATTGCTACCGAAGATCGAGAAAAAGTGAGAGAGATTACTGAAAAGGAAGACAACGCGATTATTGTCGCTTCATACGGAACATTCAGTACAGGAATTAACATTAAAAATCTCCACAATGTTATTTTTGCTTCTCCTTCAAAATCCAGAATTAGAAATCTGCAAAGTATTGGAAGAGTCCTCAGAAAAGGCAATAACAAAACAAAGGCAACTTTATATGATATCGCTGACGATATATCATACAAATCCAGGAAAAATTATACCCTTAATCATCTAATTGAAAGAATTAAAGTATATAATGAAGAAAATTTTAATTATGATATTGTAAACATACCTCTAAAAAACTAATATGGATGAAGAATTTTACGCAATCATTAAATTGGTATCAGGAGAAGAAATACTCTCACTAGTTCTTGTAGATGATTCTACCGATGATACCTTACTTGTTTTACAAAATCCAATCATTATTAAAATGGTAGGACCAGCAAGTATTAGAGTAAAACCATGGATGGATCTTACTGAAGACGATATACACTTTGTTAGATTAGATAAAGTTATTACTATGACAGAAACTACTAATGAAAAACTAATTCAATTATATAATAATTATGTTAATGATGATGATACTAATGTGTCATCATCTATTGACGTGTATAAACCAGCAGGTGAAGTAAAAGTCTCTGAACAAAAAGGTTATATCTCTTCTGTTGACTCTGCTAGAGATATGCTTGAGAAGATCTTTAAAGGTATTAAAGAAAGCTAGATCTTATCTTTAACCGGGACAAACCTAGTCTACTGACGTTTGGATGTTTTGTCAAGTCCCCTTTAGAGTGTGCTATAATATCTTACATAGAAGAGCGTTAAAATTCAATGACTAGAAAAAAATCAGAACATTACGTAAACAACAAAGAATTTCTTGAAGCAATTATTAATTATAGAGCAAGAGTCTCAACACACTTTATTGAGAACTTCGGTAGAGAACCTACAAAAGAAGATAGATCAAAGCACTGGCCTGGAAAACCTCCAATTACAAATTATATTGGAGAATGTTTTCTAAAGATCGCAACTCATCTTTCATATAAACCGAACTTCGTTAATTATATGTTCCGTGAGGACATGATTTCTGATGGTATTGAGAATTGTGTTCAATACATTCACAACTTTGATCCTGAAAAGTCTAAGAATCCATTTGCATACTTTACTCAGATCATTCACTTTGCATTTCTCCGTAGAATTAACAAAGAGAAAAAACAGTTAGAAATCAAAACAAAAATTATCGAAAAAACTGGTTATGATGAAGTCATGATGGTTGACGATAGTCTATTGACAGGAAGTAAGTCTGATTATAATACTATCAAAGATAATATTAGTTACCGTTCTCAAAGTCGTTGAATGAAAGTAGCAATAATAACAGACACACACTACGGGTTCAAAAGAGGATCCAAATATGTTTGTGATTACTTTGAATCATTTTATAGGGATGTCTTTTTTCCAACTCTAGAGAAAGAAGGTATTACAACAGTTATTCATATGGGTGATGCCTTTGATAGTCGTAAAGGTATTGACTATCAAAGTCTTGACTGGGCAAAGAGGGTTGTATTTGAACCTCTTAGCAAGTATGATGTTCATATGATGGTTGGAAACCACGATACGTTTTATAAAAATACGAGTGAAGTAAATTCGCCAGAATTACTTTTAAAAAATTATAAAAATATTAAAACTTATAGTAATCCTGAAGAGGTTAATATTGGTGGACTAGATATACTATTCATTCCGTGGATCAATGAAGAAAATGAAGAAAAAACTTTTAAACTTATTAAAAATACAACTTGCAACTGTGCGATGGGGCACCTTGAACTCTCAGGATTTAGAGTTAATAAACAACTCGTCATGGATCATGGTCTTTCGGGCAAGTTATTTAAGAAGTTCACCAAGGTCTTCAGTGGTCACTATCACACTCGATCGGATGATGGACGGATCTATTACTTGGGGAACCCATACGAAATGTTCTGGTCAGATGCAGGTGATCGGAGAGGATTCACCATCTTTGATACAGAAACTCTGGAGCATATTCCGGTAGATAATCCCAACACAATGTTTCATTTAATTACATATGATAATGATTCTGCATCATTATTTGATGCTAGGGGATATGAAAATAAAATTGTCAAAGTGGTAGTTAAGAATAAAAAACGTCCCAAAGAATTTGATAAGTTTCTTGATAAACTGTATAAATCTGGAGCACAAGAAGTCAAAATTGTAGAAAACTTTCAAGTTGTAGAAAACGATGAAGACTTTGTTGCAGAAGATGAAGAAAATACAATTAATATCTTGAATAGATATATTGATGAATCTGAAATCAATCTTGACAAAAGT